TTCGCAGTCAAAGGCTAAAAAAAGCACTGGAGTAAGTTATAAAAAAGCTTATGAAAAAGCTGATAAAAAGAAATATCCTACACTAGAGTCTTTTACTAAAGCCTCTAAAGAATATAATCTAAAAAAAGGTCGCTCTACATCTAGTTCAGGAGGAGATACTTCTTCTAAATCTACTAAACCAACTGTAAAAAAAGAAGTTAAAAAAGAAAAAATTACTTCTAAACGTAAAAGTGGTTCTCAGGTTATGTCAGAGGGTAGAGAAACTGAAATGAACAGAATGGCTAGACAAAAAGCTGGTATGGCTGAAATGATGAATATAGCGAAAAAAGATAGTGCTAATGTTGCTCAAAGTTACTTAAAAGGTAAAAAAATTACTCCAGAAAACTTAACAAGAGCTGTTAAAAAAGGTAATATTGCTGGTAAAAAAGTATTGATGGGTTATGGTGAGGATAGAGGAAGCTTTGATCAACAAGGCATAGGTAGAGCCGCTGAGTTTAGATATGATAGATCAGATGCTGAAAAAGCTTTTAAAACTGATATAGGTAAAGCCACTGGAACTTCTATAGGTAAAGGTAAAGCTAAAGGTAGAAAATTTGAATCTGGTCAAGAGTTTGGTTTAAGTGGTAATTACAAAGCTGGCGATATAGGTAAAGTTAAAGATTTTAGTAAAAAAGGTCAATATAAAATTACTGATGTAAAAACAGACGCTGGAACTGCTGGTAGTTACGGTGGTTATTCTTCAGCTAAAGAATATATGGACGCTCTTAATAAAGGTGGTTCACCTAAAATGCCTAAAGGTCCAATGAAATTTGGAATGAAAAAGTAAAATGAAAAANATTTGGGAATGGTTAAGNGGTAGCGTCATNAAAGAAGTTGGTGACGTTATCGATAAACTAACAACGACCAAGGAAGAAAAACTTGAGGCCCAAAGATTAATAACTGAAATATTAGAAAAAGCAGATAAAGAAGCGCAAGANCAAGTAACAGAAAGATGGAAAGCAGATATGGCGTCTGACTCTAAATTGTCAAAAAATATACGTCCAGCTGTTTTAATTTTTTTAACTGTTATATTTGTTATATGTGCTTTTTTTGACGGTAATGTGGGTGAGTTTCAAATAGCAGACGAATATATACCTATATTCCAAACTCTTTTAGTTACGGTATACGGAGCTTATTTTGTAGGTCGTAGTTGGGAGAAAACAAATAAAATGAAAAACAATTAAATTATATTAAAATGTCTGAATTAAATAAAATCGAGGAAAAAGAGTTATCAAAAGTTGTAGAACAACAACAAAAATTAAATGATATACTCACTAAAATAGGAGTGTTAGAAACACAAAAACACAGTCTATTACATCAAGTAGCAACTCTTAATAAAGAGATTGATGAAACAAAAAAAGATCTAGAAGGAAAATACGGTCAAGTAAATATTAATTTAGAAGACGGAACATACACTAAAATAGAGTCTGAAGACGAAACAGATTTAAGCGTCGTTAAAGGGGAGGATTAAAATGGATAACGTTATAAGAAAAATCAGTATTGGTGCTGATTACAAAAATGACGCTATGCATTATTCTGTTGGGCAAGAAGTGTATGGAGGTCACACTATATCTCATATTTTACTTGAAGATAAAGATTCATCATATAACATTTACATTAAGAAAAACGATGAGGTATTACCATGGAAGAAATTTAATTCTAATATGGCAATATCCATTGAGTATGACTTACAGTACTAATGAAAAGTGTATATGATTTTATCGTTAAACCAGTCGGTGAAAGATATGCAAACACTAAAAAAATAGGTGACACAGATTTAATAGTTAATACTAAAATAGAAAACTGGAAATTTGTAAACAGATTTGCTGAAGTTGTTTCAACGCCGCTGGCATTGGCCACGCCTGTAAGAATAGGCGATATTGTTGTACTACATCAAAATGTTTTTAGAAGATTTTATAACATGAGAGGTAAGCAAACAAATAGTAGATCTTTTTTTAAAGATGATTTATATTTTGCAAGTGTAGATCAGTTGTATTTGTATAAAAGAAGAAAATACCTGGTCATCTTTAAACAATCGTTGTTTNATTATGCCTATAGAAAATANCGATGCTCTATCACATGGAAAAGAGCAAAAGAATACTGGTATACTAAAAATAGGTAATAGTTCATTAGAAGCGCTAGAAATAANTCCAGGACATTTAGTTACATTTAAAGCTGGATCTGAATGGGAGTTTAATATAGATAATGAACGATTATACTGTATGAAATCAAATGATATTTTATTAAACCATGGACATAAAGAAAACAANGCAGAATATAATCCACGCTGGGCAAAGAGCAGTTGATGAGTTAATAAAAGTTAGCTAAAGAACCCATCGTCGATTCTGATGATGATATATCAGCTGATCGTTTAAAAAACGCAGCTGCTACAAAAAAGTTAGCTATATTTGATGCGTTCGAAATACTTCAACGCATACAAGAAGAAGAGGATATGTTAAATGAAAAACCCAAAGAAAATAAAGAAAGATCTTTTAAGGGTTTTGCAGAAGGAAGATCTAGATAATGTATACTCAAACCCTTTACAAAGTATTAGATGATCATATAAAACCTAATATAATTAAAAAAAATAATAGGTATAAAAAATGGAAATATGGTTATAATAAAGAACACGATGTTATTGTAATAAGCAAAACGGGTCAGATAGGTAAAATATATGAAATACAAAATTTAAAAATAGCTTTACCTAAACAACCAAAAGAAGTACATACATTTAAATCTAATACTTGGGAATATACCCCAATACCAGAACAATTAAAAAAAATAAAAACAATCTTTGATTGGGAGCAATACCCTATTGATTTTAAGGAAACCTGGTATGATTACATTGATCAAGAATTTACTCGAAGAGAAGAAGGCTTTTGGTTCTATAATAAGAGTTTGGCTACTTACATTACTGGTACTCACTTTATGTACTTGCAGTGGTCCAAGATTGATGTTGGGAAACCAGATTATAGGGAAGCAAACAGATTATTCTTTATCTTTTGGGAAGCTTGCAAGGCAGACCAGCGTTGCTATGGGATGTGTTACCTTAAAAACAGACGTTCTGGGTTTTCATTCATGGCATCAGGAGAAGTTGTTAACTTGGCAACTATATCGTCCGACAGTAGATACGGTATATTATCTAAGTCTGGACCAGATGCTAAAACCATGTTCACAGACAAAGTGGTACCCATATCGGTTAATTACCCCTTCTTTTTCAAACCGATACAAGACGGTATGGACCGACCAAAGACAGAGCTCGCGTACAGAGTACCAGCCAGTAAATTTACTAGACGTAAAATACTCGCAAACGAACCACAAGAACAGCTACAAGGTCTTGACACTACAATCGACTGGAAAAACACAGGCGATAACTCCTATGATGGTGAGAAACTCAAACTTCTCGTACATGATGAATCTGGCAAGTGGGAAAGGCCGAACAACATCCTCAACAATTGGCGTGTTACGAAAACCACGTTAAGATTAGGTAGTAGAATTATAGGTAAATGTATGATGGGTTCAACTTGTAACTCATTAGACAAAGGTGGTGATAATTTTAAAAAATTATACTATGACTCGGATGTTACAAAAAGAAACCGCAATGGACAGACTCGCTCAGGATTATATAGTTTGTTCATACCTATGGAATGGAACTACGAGGGATACATTGATTCTTATGGATTACCTGTATTCGATACGCCAGCGGAAGATATTAAAGGGCCTCATGGAGAGTTTATAGATTTAGGTGTAATTGATTATTGGCAAAACGAAGTTGATGGTTTAAAAGGAGATCAAGATGCTTTAAATGAATTTTATAGACAATTTCCAAGAACTGAAGAACATGCTTTTAGAGATGAAGCAAAACAATCTTTATTTAATCTAACTAAAATATATGAACAAATAGATTTTAATGGAGATTTAAAACATAGCTCTTTAATTACAAAAGGTAATTTTCAGTGGCGTGATGGAATAAAAGATACTAGTGTAATATTTGTTCCAAATAATAATGGTAGATTTTTAGTTACATGGGTTCCACCTGAAAACTTACAAAATCGTGTAATATTAAAGAATGGTGTAAGATATCCTGGCAATGAAGAACTTGGAGCATTTGGATGCGACAGTTATGATATATCTGGTACAGTAGATAATAGAGGTTCTAATGGAGCTTTACATGGATTAACTAAATTTAGTATGCTTGATGTTCCACCAAATTCATTTTTTTTTGGTAATATATATCTAGACCACAAACAGCTGAAATATTTTTTGAAGATGTATTAATGGCTTGCGTATTTTATGGTATGCCAATACTAGCTGAAAATAATAAACCTAGATTATTNTATCATTTTAAGCGTAGAGGTTATAGAGGTTTTAGCATGAATAGACCAGATAAGATTTATAATAAACTGTCTGTTACAGAAAGAGATATAGGTGGTATACCTAACTCAAGTGAAGATATTAAACAAGCNCATGCAGCTGCTATAGAAACTTACATAGAAAATTTTGTAGGTTATAACAATGATAGATACGGTGATATGTATTTTCAACGTACATTAAATGATTGGAGCAAATTTAATATAAACAATAGAACCAAGCATGATGCCTCGATTAGTTCTGGGTTAGCTCTTATGGCTTGTAATAAAAATAGATATAAACCTATACCAGATAGACAAATAGTTTCATATGATCTAGGTATTAAAAAATATGACAATTCAGGACTTGTTTCTAAAATTATAAATAAATGAATATAGATTACAATGCTAACAGTGCATTTCCAAATCAGGTGGTACCTTTGGAGGAAAAGTTAAGTTTAGAATATGGTAAGCAAGTTGCTAATGCCATACAGTCTGAATGGTTTGCGCAGGGTAGAACTAATGGTAACAGGTATTTAACTACGTTTAATAATTATCATCAACGTAGATTATATGCTAGGGGTGAGCAATCAACTCAAAAATATAAAGATGAGTTATCAATTAATGGTGACTTAAGCTATTTAAATTTAGATTGGAAACCAGTTCCTATACTTTCTAAGTTTGTAGATATATTAACTAACGGTATATCTAACAAAGACTATGATATAAAAGCATATGCTCAAGATCCTGAGTCTGTAAAGAAAAGAACAGACTATGCTACTAGATTAGCTATGGACATGTATGGTCAAGATATTATAGCAGAGGTAAAAGCAACAACTGGTCAAGATATATCAAACACTAATATACCAGCGGTTGATCTTCCTAAAACAATGGAAGAAATGGAGTTACATTTACAGCTGAGTTATAAGCAAGCTATAGAAATTGCAGAAGAGGAAGCTATAACTCAAGTGTTGGATAAAAATAAATATGACTTACTCAAACGTAGATTAAACTATGATTTAGTTACTCTTGGTATTGCAGCCGCTAAAACAAATTTTAACACGTCAGAAGGTATTACTTTAGACTATGTAGATCCTTCTTATATGGTTTATTCATATACAGAAGATCCTAATTTTGAAGATATATACTATGTAGGTGAAGTCAAGGCAATGACTATACCTGAGATAAAGAAACAATTTCCACACATCTCAAACGAAGAATTAGAAAAAGTACAAAAATCATATAGTAACAATAACTATATATATGGTTGGGGTGCTTATGATGAAAATACAGTTCAGGTTTTATATTTTGAATATAAGACTTATATGGATCAAGTATTTAAAATTAAANATACTGACCAAGGTTTAGAAAAAGCTTTGGAAAAACCAGATACATTTAATCCACCAGAAAGTGACAACTTTAACAANGTTTCAAGAAGTGTAGAGGTTTTATTTGAAGGTGTAAAGGTTTTAGGAACAGACATGATGCTGCAATGGGAAATGGCTGAGAATATGACTAGACCTATGGCTGACACAACTAAAGTTGAAATGAATTATGCTATTTGTGCGCCAAGAATGTATAAAGGTAGAATAGAATCTTTAGTTACAAAAACTATGGGATTTGCTGATATGATACAACTAACTCATTTAAAGTTACAACAAGTTATATCACGTATGGTACCTGATGGTGTATTTTTAGATATGGACGGTCTTGCTGAAGTTGATTTAGGCAATGGTACTAATTATAATCCAGCTGAAGCATTGAATATGTATTTTCAAACTGGTTCTGTAGTAGGTAGATCTTTAACACAAGATGGTGGTATGAATGCAGGTAAAGTTCCTGTTCAAGAGTTATCAACATCAGCTGGTCAAGCTAAAATAGGTTCGTTAATAAATACATATAACTATTACGTACAAATGATACGTGACGTGACAGGTTTAAATGAAGCTAGAGATGGTTCGTTACCAGATAAAGATACATTAGTAGGTTTACAAAAAATTGCAGCACAGCAATCAAACATAGCAACTAAACATATTAACAACGCTAGTTTGTATTTAACTTTAAGGTTATGTGAAAATATATCTAAAAAAATAGTAGATGTATTAAACTTTCCTTTAACTGCTGAAGCTCTTAAAAATTCTATATCAACGTTTAATGTTAACACATTAGCAGAAGTATCTAATCTAAATTTACATGACTTCGGTATTTTCTTAGATCTCGAACCAGATGAAGAAGAAAAAGCTCAATTAGAACAAAATATACAAGTAGCTTTACAATCGGGTGGTATTGATTTAGAAGATGCTATTGATCTTAGACAGATACGTAATTTAAAATTAGCAAACCAAATGCTAAAACAAAAACGTAGAATTAAAGCAGAAAGAGATCAAAAAGCAGCGCAAGCTAATATGCAAGCTCAAGCTCAGGCAAACGCACAATTAGCAGAACAAACAGCATTGGCTGAAACTCAAAAGCAACAGGTTTTAACTGATCAAAAACTTCAATTAGAACAAGCTAAGTCACAATTTGAAATACAACGTATGCAAACTGAAGCACAAATAAAAAGAGAATTAATGGCTGAAGAGTTTAATTACAATGTGCAATTAGCTAAAACTAAGTATGAAAGCGAAGGTGGTAAAGAGAAAGAAATAGAAGATAGAAAAGATAAAAGAGCTAGAATCATTGGGACTCAACAATCTCAAATGATACAACAGAGACAAAACGATGGAACGCCCATTGATTTTGAATCTACAAATGATAGTTTAGGTGACTTTGGATTAGAGTCCTTTGGTCCTAAATAATTTTTTTAATTTTATAATATTATATTATGGCAGAAGAAAATGCGACCGCTAAGGTCAAACAAGAAGGAGAGTTTTCTTTAAAAGGTAAGAAAACAAAACCTAAAAAACTAGGTTGATAGTTCAAAACAAGATCCTGTAAAAGTGGATTTAACTAAACCAGAAGCACAAGGAGAACTTGTGGAAGATATAACTAAAGTTGATTTAACAGAGAAAAAAGAAGAAGATGCCGTTCAAGCACAAGAGACAAATGATAGCAATGCTGCTATCGAAGAGCCCAAAGACAGTGGCGACAGCAAAGAAGTGGTTGAAAAAGTACGGGACACCAAAGAAGAACTAGAAAGTCCTATACAAGAAATAACTGAAGAAGAGCTCGATGAGAAAACTATGGAGCTTTACGAAGAGGCAGAAGAAGCTGTTAAAGAACAAGTAAAACAAGGTAAACCTTTACCTGAAAATATACAATCACTTGTAAATTTTATGAATGAAACAGGTGGTACTATAGAAGACTACGTACGACTTAATCATGATTATTCAAAAGTAGATGATCAAGTGTTGATTAGGGAGTATTATAAAAATACTAAACCACATCTAGATCAAGAAGAAATAAACTTTTTAATCGAAGATCAGTTTAAGTATGATGAAGAAATTGATGAGCCAAGGGATATTAAGAAAAAGAAATTGGCTTTCAAAGAAGAAGTTGCAAAGGCCCGTAAAGAGCTAGATGTTATGAAAGACAAGTATTATCAGGAAATCAAGTTGAGACCTGGTGCTAGTCAAGAGCAACAAAAAGCTATGGACTTTTTCAATAGATACAAGCAGCAAGAAGAGCAATCAGTAACTCTTCAAGAGGATTTTAAAAATAAAACTGAACAAATTTTTACCGATGATTTCAAAGGTTTTGATTTTAATTTAGGTGAAAAGAAGTTTAGGTATAAAGTTCAAAATCCTTCTGAAGTAGGCAAGTCACAGCTTGACGTTAATAATTTTATATCAAAATTTGTTGACGATAAAGGAGCGGTTACTAATGCGACAGGTTACCATAAAGCCCTTTACGCTGCAATGAATGCGGATAAAATCGCTAATCATTTTTACGAGCAAGGTAGAGCTGATGGCATTAAAAATGTTGTCGACTCTTCCAAAAACTTAAGTACGGATAAGCCGAGGCAAGTTGCCGATGGAAATGTCTTTATAAATGGTTTAAAAGTAAAATCAATAAGTGGTTTGGATTCGTCTAAACTTAAAATAAAAAAACGAAAATTTAACTAATTAAAACTTTTAAATTATGGCTTTAAATCCACAATTTGGTGATATAGTTCCATCGCAACTGCAACAAACACTTGCGAATAACTATTTAACATTTGACGGCGCTGCCGGTGGTAACTTTGCCCAACAATATTTACCTGAGCTTTATGAGCAGGAAGTTGAAAGATATGGTAACAGAACTTTATCTGGATTCTTACGTATGGTTGGTGCTGAACTACCGATGACGTCTGACCAAGTAATCTGGTCCGAACAAAATAGATTACATATTGCATATGATAACTGT